TTTACCACGTTTCCGGTCTTCTGCTCCTGCGCTTTCAGCGCTTCCAGAAGCGGCGGAATGATAGGCACAGAGCGGCGGGACTTCGCCGTTTTGTTTTGTGGCTTCTGCACAAGCCCAGCCGTCCCCATGACGATTGCGCCGCGAACGTGCATCACTTTATTTTCCAGATCTATGTTTGCCCAGTCCATGGCGATCATTTCCGAACGGCGCAGGGATGAAAGACACATCAGATACGGGATTTCAAATCGGTGGCCTTTTATAGCTTCCACAAACTTGTCTATCTCGTCCGGCGTGAGATATGCCCGTTCGTTGTGTTCCGGGGGATACAGCATCACCTCCGGGCGTGGAGCACCGGCGGCGACGATGCAGGCGGAAAAGAACATCCACCCATTTTTGATATACTTCGGGGATTTCCCGGCCTTGTGTTCCTGCCTAATAGCGGCCTGCCATTGGTCATTGGAGACTGTGAAAATGTTCCGCTTCATCATGCCTGGCAGCATATTCCGCTTGAACTTCTCGTACCCTGCAATGGTGGATGGGGAAAGAAATCCCTCTTTTGATGCAATGTAGCTTTTAACGGCTTCTTCCAGCGTGATGTCTTTCCCGCCCTTCTTCTCGCGGGCTTCCACAAGGCCGTTTTTCAAGGCGAGATATTCGGCCACGCATTCATCATAGGTGTCTTTCGTAATGGATACGCGGCGATCCTCTATCAGTACACGTGTGTGCCACGCCCCGGAGGGGAGCTGCTTAATTTTTGGGAGCCTGATTTCCGGCTCCTTCTTTCTTTTTGCCATTTCGTTCGCCTCCACTTAAAAGCTTGTGGAAAATCAAAAATGCCGTGAGCATAAAAACAGCGGCGATTCCTGCCGCGCCGAATAGAATTACCGCAGAAATCTTTTCGGAGCGAATCAGCCCCATTTCCGTGTTCCGGGCATCCAGCACCATATAGATTATGAGTACCGCCGCCAGCAGAATGTTTAACGCGCACTGCCCGTAAATCAAGGGCTTATCTTCCCTTTGCGCGGATGCAAGCGCACTGTCTTTTTCTGAAAGGGCGTCGCTTTGCTTGCGGATTCTGGTATCCCGGGCAGATATTCCCGCCTCCTGAATCCGGCTCCGATCAAGGAGGCGGGATATTGCGGCGTCCTTTTCTTGCAACATTTCGTCTTTGTGGTCGATTTCCAGCTGCAAAAAATCCACGGTAACGGAATCGCCGCTTTTCTGCGGGGAAAGCCCGATAAGTTCGTCTGCGGATAATTCCAAGCTTGCGCATAGGGCGCACACATCCATGAAGCCCGGGTTCATCAGCGTACCGGCAAAGAAACGGTTTAGGGTCGTTCTCGGTATCCCGGTCTCGTCGGCCAGCTGCTGAACGGTTTTGCCTTGCTGCTGCTTGGCAGTCTTGATTTTTTCCACCAACGTCAGGCTTTGCTCATGCAGCGCCGAAATACGTTCCTCCGTGGGCAAAATAACTCGCTCCTTTCATTTTGGCACGCAAAATCTACGCCGTGTAAACGGATTGTCCGATTTGCGCGTTTACTTTTACAGTGGTAGGGACTATGGTAAAGGTGCAACCGGCAAGGGACACACGGCGTTACCGGCGGCAAGCCCCGCCACCTTGTGGCACGGGTGGCGGGGCAAATTATCCACATTCTTGTAAATATTTGTCACGCAAATAGTCAGCTAGTGCAATATTAGAGGCGTCCAGTTTGCCCTTGTATTCCATAAGTGCTTCGTATGCCTTTGCAATTCTATTCCTTTTCCCAGTTGCGGTTTTTAAGCTTTTTGCCTTCATATCAACATCAGCAAAGTATTTCTTAATAAATTCGTTGGTATTATCGCTAAATCCATCTTGCAGTTTTTGTAATGCTTCGCTGGGCTTTGCCCCGGACAGTGGAAGATATTGCTCGATGGATGCCAGATGACCATATCTTTCAAGCAAAATATTCATCCGAGAAAAGAACACACCAGGGTCTGAAGTTTCATCAACAATGGTTGAACTTTCTCTAATGATTCTCAAATCGTTCTCGGCCATTTGCACGTACATCTTCTGTTGACTGCGCGATTTGGAACTTTGGGTTGTGGCCAACTTCCGCGTGTGGGATATGCCCGTTCCCGGAATTGACGAACGGGCTGCTATATCACCTTTTGAGTTGACGGTTACGCCGCCATGCTTTCCGCCGATACTTATGCTGGTTGTTTTCTTCCCGAAATTTAACTTGATTCCCGGTATGATTTTAACACTTTTTCTAAAATTCCACCCCATAACATTGCCCCCTTATCATCTAGATCTTTCTTTAAGCTTGCAGATATTCTGAATATACCCTGCAACTTTATCTTGATATACAGGATCTTTAATCTTTTTCAGAATTTGCAGAGCGTCTTCATACCGCTTGACTTTGATGTATAAATCAGGGAGCCGGAATGTCCAGCGGGAACCGTTGAACGCAAGGCCGCCGTTATCCCATATGGATTCCCAAAATTTGATTAGTTCATCAATATCACCGGTTTCCTCAAATTTACGCTCGGCTTCCTTGATTTTAGAAAACTGGTGATCCTGCAAATCGAGATGATCATCCAAGGCTTTTAACTCTCTGTATAATTCTGGGTTTGACTCTTTATAAGAATCTGTAATTTCTTTGCTCCTTTTTCGGCTTTCAGCAACATGCTTTTCAGAATAATGGCGTAATTTCTCCTCCTCGTCCATAACGATATCCTTCCAGCCCCTTCCGTCTCCTGAACCAATGATTGTATTTATAGTCCAAACGTTAAACTCATAACCGAAAGGCGACCCTTCAATAGTTTTATTCGGTGACTTGTGCATATACGGGACATACCCGTTTTCTTGCAGTTCGGCTTCGCCTTTTCGTGTCAGTTTATATTTTCTGTCGGCGATAAAGGATTCAAGGGCTTTGGTAGGAGCAACGGCTATGATCTGCGAAACAATATCAGCCTTTTTACCGGATACTGAAATGCCGAGAGAATCGGCCATCTCCTTGAGTTTAGGGATCGTTAGAGATGGAAGCATTTCAGCAGCGGTGCAATACTCTATAAAGCCACGCTCTCGGAGAGAATCTAACTTAGCGCCTACATTCCGTATGCCATATTCAAACCACCAGAAACCGGGGTATCCGTTTTTGGGATGTGGGTATGTACCATATGAGCAGTATTCCAGTAAAAGAATTTCAGCCACATATAATCCAGATTTAGACGGGAAAGAAATTCTTTTTCGTTCTTCAAACGGGGTTACTCGCTTCTGTAAATAATTGCCGTCTGCCCCGGTAATGGCTGTTGGCGCTGTATCCGTGTAATATTCGGCTGGACGGTAGTGTTGCTTTTCGGATTCCGGGATAGGCGGCTCTTGCGAAAACTTCCCCGACTTGGATTTAAGGAAGTCAAATAATCCCATATAAACTCCTTCTTTCTATTGGCATCAGCAGGATGCTAGGTATTTCCACATGAAAATAATACCACGTTCGGAAAATAATTTCAACGAAAAGAAAAATTTTTGTGCAATTTTCTAATTAGTCCGGTTTATTGGACACATGACGTGCTATTATACGCTGCGTAATCAAACAAAAGTTCAAATACATAATGGAGGGACAAAATATGGAGACCAGAGAGGAAATTATTGCGTGGATTGTGGAGCAACTGCGAAAGCTGCCATTGGGCTATCTTTATCAGGTGCGGGGGTTTGTGCGTGGATTCTTAAAATAGCGAATGTACATAGAGCCGGGGCGTTTCAGGTAAGCGCCCCGGCTCTTTTTATAGATTTTCGTATACGCTTCGGAGCGCGGCCTCCAGGGCTTCCAGCTCGCTGTCCGTCCGGGAACAAATCATCTTGATAACTGCCCGCTTGAACTCGCTGGAACCGTTAATGGCTCCGTTCACAAGCTGGGCTATTTCTTCCTCTTTGGTCATCGGCGGCTGCATTTCTCCACTGCCTGTTCTCAGCCATTCCTCCCGGATGGCGAAGATGCGGCAGATATCGGAGATCGTGCGGTCGCTGGGTTCCCGCTGGCCTTTTTCGATTTGCCATATATAGTTTTCCGACATCCCAAGAGCGGCGGAGAATTCCTTCTGTGTAAGCGAAAGAGCTTTTCTTGCATCACGAATTTGTTCGCCTATAGTTGTCATTGGTATCACCTCCCTCTAGTAAAAGGATACCATGAAAACCTCACTTTGTCAAGGAAAATATAAAAAATAATGCTTGACAAACCTAGCATAGCGTGGTATACTAACCTCACAAGGCGAGGGAAACAAGCCTAGCAAACCAGATAACGGGAGGTGATCGCCGATGGCGTCCAACACTTTCACACATTTCACAGGGAAAACAAAACGGATTCAGACGCCGAAGCGAAAAAAGAAGCCAAAGAAAAAACGAAATCACAAGAATAAATACGAGCATTCACGGAGGGGGTGAGGGTGTAAATGGACGCATCCATGATTCTTTCAATAATCGGAATCGCGCTTGCCTGCTATTCGCTTGGATACGGCGTCAGGGGATTGGCGGAATCATCGAGAAAGCGAAATAATCAGCGAAGCGACACTGATAAGAATGGAAGCTGCTGAAAGAGTAACGTGGATAATTTCAAAACGGTTTTCTTTCATGTATTCTTTTCTATCTTGCTTCCGGGCTTCTCGCCGCTGAGCCTGAAACAGATCGTATACACTGATTTTGCCGTTATCCGCTTTCTTTTTGCGCATGTAATCACCACCCTTCTGGGTGATTGTAGCACGGCAAAAATCATTTATCAATAGCCGAAACGGCCTGAAAAGGCCGTCCGCCGGAACCGCCCACCCGGCGCTGATGATGGCAGGGCAAACACCGTGACAATATGAGCGCCCCCGCTTTTATGGCTCTGGGTATTGGGTATCCATCCCCATGTAAAAGGCACGACCACCCGGAAATTGCTCGACGGGGCTTGACGGTGAAGAAAATATCGGGGAGCTGGCATTCAGCTTGAATGAAAAAATTAAGTAAAGGAGGAAATGAAAATGCCTGAGAAAATCGTGAACATCCTGGACAACATCGCAAAGGTGAAGGGTCAGGACTATGTGGAGGGGCTGGTGGATATGGCGAATATCCTTGCCCCCAAGGTAAAGCCCGCAGATAAAGAGAGCGAGGGGAAAGACAATGCCTAGAATCCGGCAGTATGCCGAGCGCTACGCAGTGGAGGATTTTTGGAAAGAAATCGACCGCTGCTGTCCCCTGGCGGGGATTCAGAGCGATAACGCTTCGGCACTTGGGAAAAGAATCGGCGAGGGGTACCAAAATCTGCTGAACTACCAAAAGGGAAAAACCGAAATGCGGGTAAGCGTCCTTCGGAAGCTGGTGACCACCCTCCACCCCAACCCGGCGGTGATTCTGAAAACCCTGGGGTACTCTGAGAAGGAGATACGGGCGTTTGCGAGGGAATTGCAGTGATCAGCCACGCGGTGGCGTAGCGAGGCTGAGCAGTGGTAGGCGCTGCAAAGGCGAGGATAGCACGGGGAGGCGAAGCCGCGGCTTGGCACCGAGTGGCTGAGCAAGGGCTATGATCGGCTCAGCGGCGCAGCGCACAGCATCGCAAGGGCATTGCATAGAATCGCTAGGCGAGGGCACGCACAGCAAGGGCACCGATAGGGACAACAAAGCAAGGCAGAGCAGAGGCAAGGGGAAGCACAGCTGGGCAATGGCACTGATATGGTGCGCGTTGCAACGAGAAAACCGCCCCCGGGCGTGCGGAACACCCGAGAGCGGCAGTCAATGGAAATCATCTTTATTTTACCAAAAGAAAGGGAAAAAGTCAAATGGAAATCAGCAAAATCAAGGCAAGAATCACATTTTTTGAGGAACTTCTTGGCACGTGCAGCGGGAACAAGGAGCTGCACCGGGAGTTCATCGCTTCCAAGGCTCCCGACGCCGAGAGCATGGAAGAGGAAGTCGCCGCAATCGGCGTGGACGGCATGATGGAGAAATCCATGACGGTATTCCCCCGGGACGAGAACGGGCAGCCGTTCCTGTATGACTACCAGATCAAGGGCTTTTTCAAGGATTCCTGCGGCGTTCTTCGGAAGGTTCCCGGCACCAAGGCCAGCAAGATCAAGGCGTACAAGAAGGAAATCGACGGCCTTCTGTTCGTCTCCCCCCGAAAGATTCCCCTGAACCTGAACGGTGGCGAGATCGGCGTGTGTGAGCGCCCCCTCCGGGCATCCACGGCGCAGGGTGAGCGGATTGCCCTTTCCAGCAGCGAGACAGCACCGGCAGGGACTTCCATTGAGATTCAGATCGATTGCCTGACCAAGGACATGCACGATCTGGCACTGGAATGCCTGGAGTACGGCAAGCTGCGGGGCATCGGCCAGTGGCGAAACAGTGGGAAGGGCAGATATACATACGAGCTGATTTAAGGTGCAAGGGCTTAGCTGAGCCTGGCCGGGATTGGCAATGGCCTAGATGAGAGTTGCGTTGCAGAGGCATGGGATGGCCTGGATACGCGCGGCCAGGGCGAGGCAAGACGGCGCGGGGCACAGCATGGTACCGCAAAGCAACGGCACCGCTGGGCGCTGCTGAACTCCGCAGCGGCATGGAAAAGCATCGAAATCCTATGCAATGGCTCAGCACAGCACAGCTTGGAAAAGCACGGATTTGAAATCTACGGCAGAATGCCGAAATTGAAAGGAGTTATTTATGGCGAAGTACAAAGTTGGGGATAAGGTGCGGATTGTGAGCAAGAGGCCGCAGCGGTGCTGGAACCCTTATATGGACAAGCATCTGGGAAAGACCATGACGATCATAAAATCCGGAATCAACGCTGAAGGAGTTTACTATTGCATGGAGGAGGATCGCGACGATTTTCTTGGGCATTGGTGCTGGCACGAAGACATGATCGCTGGTCTTGCGGAGCCTGCGCGGGAACCCTACACCGTGGAACTCCGCTTTGACGGGATGATTACCACGGCCACGCTGAAACGGGGCGGGCGGGACGTGAAGACCGCAGAAGCCCGGTGCAATCCGAAGGATA